AGAAAAGACAAAGAATTGAACATTTTGGCGAAAGCAGCCGGAAAGAAAGCAACAGAAGTTGAAACAATCATTGTAAACCAATTAATCCAAAAGGAAATGATACAAGACGACCCGGAATTTTGGGGATGCACTTTGTTTGATAGTATCGAACGTGACGTTCCGGTTTCTGATGTTGTCGGCATTATCAAAGCAACCGGAATTTCGGTTGTACGTTCCGAACATTTGGACGCATTTCTGAATTTGGTATTGGTCGGAAAAGGAGATTGCCCGGTATGTGGCGGCGAAATGGAAGTTACCGACGCCGATTATAAATGTTGCGGCGGCGATGGGTATTTAACCCCGTATGAATACGAACCGATATTTGAGGAAAAAACCTGCAAACATTGCGGACATGTAGAGTAATAACCAAAAAATAAACAATATGAAATTAAGAGTAAATGAAGCAATCGCCCGTTCCGAGGCGAACGGAAAAAAGGTATTGAAAAAGGATATTGCAGCCCGTTTATTTGAGGGTGCAAGCGAAAGCGCACAGCAGGTAAATATGACAAATCTTTGCAACGGGACAACCAAAAGGATTGTCCCGGAATGGGTAGTAATAATTTGCGAAATGTGCGGTTGTTCCGCCGATTATCTGTTTGGATTGGAGGATTGAGAAATGAAAAGGATTGTTGAAAGAATAGAGAAAATGACCGACGTTGTTTTTTCTGACGAATGGCAAAACAAGTTCTTTACATGGTCGTTCGGCATAATGTGCGCAATTTGCTTTATTGCCGGATTTTGGAATTATGCCCATTTTCTGTTTGCCGGAATGTTTGGGGTTGCAACATATATTACATATAACGAAAAAAAATAATAATATGAGAGCGAAAAAAACAAAGCAGGAAACGCCGAAAGAAAGCGTTGTAAATGCAATTAGTGGGGTAACAAATGCGGTTAAAAAAATGGCTGATGCAATGGGACAATTGCCAGCAGATAAATTCCCCGAAATTAACGAGGAACAACAGATTATCCCCGGAATGGATGCGGTGGAAATAGAACAGCCAGCCGGAGCGTTTGAAATTATCCCCGGAATGAGTGTTGAGGAAATGACAGCAATGTTTTTTGATGGTGCGTTGATTGAACCGCCGTATAAGGTTTGGCAGCTAAACAGCAAAGGACACCGCTATTACTACAAATTTGACGACAACGGTACGCCGGAATTTTATCCGTCGGTTACAACCATTTTGTCGCAGACAATGCCGCAATCGCCGTTTCTGATAAAATGGATTGCCGACAAAGGTATTGACGAGGCGGAACGATACAAAGCAGAACGGGCGGCGTATGGTACATTTATGCACGCCCAATTTGAAGAACTTATAATTAACCGGGTTTATGATTTGGACGGATTGAAAGCCAAATTGAAAGATTATATTGATAACAACAAATTACCAGCCGATTTTATCTATTATGCTGACGATTTGAAAAAAGACGTTTTGGCGTTCGCCCAATTTGTGTTGGATTACGACGTTAAGCCGTTAGCCGTTGAAATTGCATTGGTACACCCCGTTTATAATTACGCCGGAATGATTGATTTACCGTGTACGATGTTGGCAAAGCCCGGTTCAAAAGAATACATAAACGCAATTGTGGATTTCAAAAGCGGGCGCAAAGGATTTTACGAAGAAGCGGAAATTCAGTTGCATTTATATGCGATGATGTGGAACGAAAATTTCCCGGATATTCCGATTGACCGTGTTTTCAATTTCAGCCCGAAAGATTGGCGAAAGAAACCGACGTACAATTTGAAAGACCAAACCGACAGCCCAAACGCAAAGAAAATCCCGTATCTTTTGGAGTTGGCAGCAATTGAGAACGAAAAACGGGATAATACATTTACGGCGGTTTCCGGGGAAATATCATTGGATAACGAACCGGATTTGACAAACAATATTGTTTCGCTGACGTTGGCGGAACTTGTTAAAAGCAAAGCCCCGGCGGAAAAGAAAAAGCCGGAACCGGAAAAAGCCGTTACCGTTGAGGATTTGAAGAAAGACCCGGAACCCGAACCACAACCGGAACCGGAGGAAAAGAAAACCAAGACCGTAAAGAGAACCACACGAAAAACGGCAAAAACGGCGGGAAACAAGCCCGTCAAGGAAAAGAAAACCGCAAAACGTACAATTACACCAAAAAAAGAAAAAGTGGCTAAAATCGAAGAAAAACAGCCTAAAAAGCCGGAACCCGTGACAAAAAAAGATTTGTTGAATACTGAAATTGATATTTGATTATGAAAGGACGTATAAACATAAACAGACCAACCACCGGCATACAACGTGTTGTTTTGCCACGTGTGGGGTTTATCAAAGTAGGGTATAAGGAGAAAGCAACCAACGGAAAAGAATATCCAAAAAGTGTTGACTATTTTATTGCTAGTGGAAAGTATGCCGGATTGTTTACCAAAGCATACGGCGAAAAGCCGCAAACTATTCAAATAATTTTCCCGGATGATTGCCCGGAAAAGGTATGTAACGAAATGTACGAATACCGGGACGACGACGGGCGACGCATAGCATACGGCGACGGAGAAACGTTTTTTGTATGGAACGGAAAACAATATTGTCAATATAGTACAAAGGATTATCCCGATTTGATGGCGGGGGTTGCGGAAAAGCACCCCAACCGTGCCGTATTAAACGGCGGCGACGGTTGGATTGTTACGTTGACCGTAACGTTTATTATTCCTTTGGTTCGTGGGGTTGCCGGGGTTTGGCAGTTCGTAACAAAGGGTACGGCGTCAACAATTCCAAATATCCGAGACACGTTCGACGCCATGTTGCAGGAACGAGGATTTGTTAAGGGTATAGTTTGGGATATGAACGTACAATTTGCCGTCTCTCAAAAGCCCGGCGACCGTTCCCGTTATCCGGTCGTTTCCATTGTTCCGAACGAAAGCGAGGGGAATTTGCGTAAAGTAACTGAAGCATTTAAGCCAATAAAATTGATAGAAGAATGAAGAAAATTATTTTGTTTTTAGTGATATCAGTAATGTGTGTAAGCGTGTATGCCCAAACTGTAGTAGAGGTTGAAACGTTGAAAGTAACAGACCTTGGGAACCAAAAATTGTGCGCTGCAAAGGTGAATGGGTGTATAGACCATTATTACATTATGCTTAAAACTAGTAATATATATCAAAAGTATATTACTGTTTACCTTGGGGATAAGGAGGAAGCTATAAGGTTACTCCGGTTTTTGTATGACTTAAATTCTAAGGGTGGGACCTATATACATCTGGAAAATAGGACTAACAACGTAGTTTCATGGAATAGATTAGGCTATTATACAGTATTCTCTGAGGGGAGGGCATTAAAAGGACATATAAGAAAGCAAAATATTAAGGGCTTTATCGCAGAATTAACCAATAATGTTTGATAATTCAAAAAAAACATCTATTTTTGCAGCATAAACAAGCGACTACCACCGTTTGCAAGATATTTGCTAATATTAGCACAAAGCCCGTTTCCGGTGTGTGGTAGCCCGGATTACGGGCTTTTTCATTCTATGAACGAAAGAAGTTATTTAATTTTAGATTTAGTACGTTCAAGGGTTTTAGGTTTAAACCCAACGGAAAGCATTTTAGCGTCATGTTTCTTTGGTTTGTTGGCGCAAAATCCAATACAATACGCCGGGAAACCGTATTACATGGCAGACTATAAAAACGTATCTGTTTATTGCCCAATTTTGCCAAATAAGGTTGATACGTTAAGGCGGCTTTATAAGAATTTGGAAAATTTGGGATTGATTCAAATAATAAAGATTGACAACCACGTTTGTTTTACCCCGTCGCAAATGTTAAGAGATTGGGGAACCGTTTACAAATCCGTTGAAGCGGAAAAAAATTCCGTTGAAGCGGAAAAAAATTCCGTTGAAGCGGAAAAAAATTCCGTTGAAGCGGAAAAAAATCCCGTGGAAGCGGAAAAAAATCCGCCCTATATAAATAATATAAATAATTATAATAATAACTCTATAAAGAAAGATGCTAAAGCATCTAAAGAAAATCCGGACGGATTTTCACAAGACAATTTTTCAAACGAAGAAAAAACAGTTAAAGCAAGTATTGTTTATGGGTTTACCCCGGAATTGTTGGACGTCAGAAAACAAGTAATTGATAAAGTTGATAATTACTTTGCAAAACTTGTATTCCCATTTGATAGCGATGAATTTAAACGGAACTTTTATATTTTGATGTGTCAACCGAAATGGAGAACGTCGCAAAAGAGTTTTTCAGCGATACAAGCAAACTTAAATGGTTTGAGTAAATACCCGGAAGAATTTGCGCTGATTCTGATAAAAGAAAGCATTTCAAAAGGTTGGGCGGCGTTAGAATATGATTCAACCCCCGAAAAATACGAAAAATGGGAAAAAATGAAACGTTCCGTGAAGACAGAGCAGCAAAGCAGCAAAGAAATTGCGGATATGATGAAGTATTTAAACAATGATTTTGATTGATATGGGAGCTATTGAAAAAAAAGAAAATACGGCTTTAGAAATATATAATACCAAGCCCGGAACAAAAGCCATTGAAGTACGCCGTAGAATGATGCAATTGCCGGAGGTTGCCAAAGCATTAAACCCAGTTGAAAAATATGTTTTCGCAGCGTCAACAAAAACACCAATTGCGGAAATTGACGATGCAAAATTAGTTGAAAATCTTTCGTTGTTGTTTAAGCGTATAGCAATAGACGTTGGTTATATAATACCACAGAATGAAAATGATTGGAATTATATACAATCCCGGTTGTTGGATATTCTGAAACGTTATTACTCAGATATGACGTTGGCTGATATTAAGATGGCTTTTGAATTGGCGACGACCGGAGAGTTAGACGAATATTTGCCGAAAGATAAACAAGGGAATCCGGACAAAAACCATTATCAACAGTTCAACGCCGATTACTTTGCAAAGATTCTGAAATCATACAAGCAAAAGCAGACAGATGTAATTGATAAAGCATACAAAGCTATACCGGAAAAAAACAATGAAATTTCGCCGGCGCAAATCCGGAGATTTGAAATACAAAGACAATGGCGGAACCGTTATATTTTCCTTTGCTACAAATACACCGGGAAATTAATATTGGGGCTAACTGATGATATGTTTTTGTATGAATGGTTGCAAAAATGCGGGTTGGCTGATGATGTACAAGTTAAAGAGGACGACCGAAAAGAAGCGTTTGCCCGGTATATGCAGCGTGTAGCCCGTGGAATGATAAACCAATATACGGCGTTTCAAGTTCGCCGAAAAGGAACCGAAAGCCCGGAAATTGATTTTACGGCGTTTGAAGTTGCCCGGAAAAAGGAGATTATAAAAGCATTTGACCGGATGATTGCCGAGGAAATGCAAGTTGATAACTACATGAAGTTTTAAATATGGAATGGGAAACGAAAGTGAAATTGGCTAAAGCCTTAAATACCGGGAACAACAAAGAAGCGTGCGAAATTATCCTTAACAATGAAATGGATATGCAGGCGTGGGATATGTTTCTGACGGGCATGGATTTAAGACAATATGAAGATTATAGAACTTTATTGCCTAAAATAAGAGAAAACGAAAAAGATATAACTCAAAATTTGGGAATAAGAGAGGTTTTGAGAATGAATATACTAATAGTAGAATTGGAGGCAGAAAATGAAAATTGATTGTATAGTTGGAATTGACCCGGGATGCAATGGCGGTATTGTAACATGGCGACCAAATCAAAATATCAAGGCAATACAAATGCCAAAGGATTTAACAGATTTGCGTAATTATTTGGAATATCTGAAAACCATTTGTTCGCCAATTGTCTTTTTGGAAAAATTGAGCGTGCGCCCGGATGATGTAACGCTTGGTGCCGATGGCGTAAATATGGGTAAATTGTACCGCATACAAAAAATGCTTGCAAACTTTGAGCAATTGAAAGTCATTATAACCGTCGCCGAAATACCGTTTGTTCTAATAGCCCCTATTTCGTGGCAGCAAAAACTAAGGATAAGAATAAAAAATGAAGATAAAAAAGACAGAAAAAAAAGATATAAAGATATAGCACAATCACTATATCCAGAGATAAAACAAACTATGTATTCATGCGATGCAACTTTGATAATGCACTTTGGACGTTATATGTTAGCTAACAATATGGATTGGATAAAAAGTAATTTACCGAATTATTTACATAATAGATTATGGGATTAGAATTTGAAGAATATAAAGAAATATTTCCATCGTATTACATATCAAATTTTGGGAATATAAAGCATGATAATAACCTTCTAAAAAAATGTATCCATTCTAATGGATATGAACAGGTTAATATACGTATCGGTAATAAATATGTTGCAAAATTAATACATAGATTAGTTGCTGCGGCTTTCATTCCGAACCCGGACAACAAACCATGTGTTGACCATATCGACGGCAATAAGAGGAATAATTATGTTTCAAATTTGCGTTGGGTTACACCAGTAGAAAACGCGAATAATATTATCACAAAAAAGAGAAGTATAGAAAACAGAAAATCACATAATGAAAAAAAAATAGTTGCAATAAGTGGCGAAATTAATGTGTATTTTAATTCAATAATAGAGGCATCTATTATATTGGGGGTCGATAGAACTAGTATTTCAAAATGCCTAAAAGGTCAAAGGGGGAAAGCTGGTGGATATGTTTTTAAATATCAGGAAATGGTTACATATACTGATTTTATAAATGCTATAAAACAGATGAGGCATAGCCAAAGACGTTACAAACGGAACCCAACCCCGGAGAAATTGGCAACGTTAGAAAGTTGGGAACGCAAAGTTGATGCGGTCGTTGCTGTATTGACCGATACACAAATGAAATTGTTTTGATTGTTCCCGGTACGACATTACGCCGTATCGGGAATATTTTTTTTGCCGCAAATACAAAATGAAAGATAAAATTTTTGGCAATTAAAATATTTACCGTATTTTTGTGGCATGAAATAACAACGAACGGGCGTTTTCCCAGTAACGCTAAAAGATAAAAGCAATGAGAGCAAAAACAACAATCAGCGATTTCCGGTTTGAATTTGCCGGGTACGGACATTACAAAGTAACTTACACGTCCCCGGCAACGGGTAAAAGATGGACGACAACAACAAACAATATGCCTTTGATTGATGCGACCAAGAACGCAGAAGAACCTAAACGTAAGGATTTGGAAGAACTTAAAAGGATTTGTAAAGATGGGAAAGTTTGTTGATGAAGTAGGAGCAATCCGGCACGCAATGAGCGACAAAGAGTTGAACGAATTATACAAGCGTTTGGAAAGTTTCATTGCTGATTGCACGGTTGAGGAAGCGAAAGAAAGCCGGGACGCATTTGTTAAGGTGCAAACAATGATATACCAAAGAATGAGAGAAACAAAAAAATAATATTAACCGCCAGGGGAAACCCCGGCACAAACCGAGAGCATTATGATAGTAAAGAAATTAGAATTGGTAAATTTCCAAGTAATTAAAGAGTTTAACGCAGATTTCGACGGTAACGTTTATTTCATTACCGGAGATAATGAGTTGGGAAAATCAACCGTATTAAAAGCAATTGGGGCTTTGTTGACCGGGAACCGTGACGCCGTATTGAAGAACGGAGAAAGCAAAGGTTTTGCAAAAATGATTGTCGGCGACGATGGCGAGGAATACGAGGTTGAATTGAAGTTTACAAAGGCAAACCCACGTGGCACGTTATCAATAAAATCAAAGACAACCGGAATGAAAAGCGATAATGTTTCAATGTTGCAAAAGATTTTCGGTTATACAGATTTTGACGCCGTGGAATTTTCCCGTTGGTCGGAAACCGCCGAGGGACGCAGAAAGCAAATTGAGGTTGTAAAGTCTTTGTTGCCGGAAGAAGTAAGAACAAGGATTGCCGAAATTGATACAACCGTTGCCGGGCTTAAAACAGAACGTACCGGAGTAAACCGAGATTTGAAAACCTACAAATCAATATCAGATGCAGCCGGGCAGGGATTGACAACGCAGGATTTGAAAACGTATGCCAAACAAAAGGACATTACGGAACTGATGAAAGAACAAGCCGAAAACGCCCAATTGATAGAAAAAGCAAAAACCGTTCGTTCGGCTTTGGAGCAAAGAAAAAAGCAGTTGGAAGAAATTCCGGAACGTTTAGCAGAGGCAAAAGCGACATACGAAAAAGCCATTGAAGAAGCTAAAAAGGCGATAGAAAGAACTGAAAAACTTTACAAAGAAGCTATTGCACAAATAGAAAGTGAAAAGGCAGATTATGAAGCACGAAAAGCAAATGCCGAAAAATGGTTGGCTAATTATGAAGAAAACAACCCGGAAAAATTAGATACAGCCGAGCAGTTGAGAAAAGCCGAGGAACACAACAAAAAGGCTGCAAAGGTTGCCGATTATCTTTCAAAGAAAAAACAAGCAGACGACAAAAAAGCAGAAGCGGAAAAGATGGATTCAGAAATTGCGGAATTATCCGCCGAGCGTGAAAAACTTATTTCGTCGGCGAAATTACCGATTTCCGGGCTTTCGTTTAGTGATGATGGGTTAGTATTAAATGACGTCCCATTTGTCGCCGGAAAGGTTTCAGATTCGCAAATAATGGAAGTTGCCGCAAAACTTATTATTGCCAGCAATCCAACCGTTAAAGTGTTCCGCATAGCGAGGGGCGAAAGTTTGGGCGAAAAGAGATTGCAAGCAATTATTGATATTGCCAAGAAAAACGGGTTCCAAGGATTCATTGAAGAAGTTAAAAGAGGGCAGGACGATTTGATTATTGAGGAATACACAGAAAGCGAGTAATTAACCGGGGCGTCGGTTTCCCGGCGTCCCTTAAACAAAACAATATGGAAGTTAAAGAAATGACAATTTCGGACGTTTTGAAAACACCCGAATTTTATAATAATCTGAAGGTGGTTATTTCCGATTTGGAAAACATCCGGAGAAATGCAAGAATAAGCGCAAACGCCCCATTAAAACGACACCCGATAGACCGATTGCAGGAAAAAGGAGTTTTTGAACCGGGACAAATGACCGTTCTTTATGCGTCGGCGATGGATAAAAAATTGTATGGGTATTCAAGCAGTGAAAGAACGTTTATTTTGAAAGTAGGCGGAGAGGCTTTTAATAAGACAATGAAACAATTTGTTGACCAAGAAAAGAAAGACAATGAAAGTATTAAAAAATAGTTTGTACAATTGTTACGGTGGTGTTACGGTATTTATAACAATTTATCAAATACATATTGAATGAAAAATAAAAATAATATCTATATTTGCAATGGGGGTAGGTCGGAGTAGCTACCGGCCGAAAGGGCAAGCCAACAGCCCGTCCCCGTTTCTTATTTGTTGGCAGTTCTTAAAAGTTGGTAATTATGGAAAATGAAATTTGGAAAGATGTTCCCGGATATGACGGGTATTATCAAGTTAGTAATTTGGGGCGTGTAAAATCATTGCAAAGAGTCATTACACGGAAAAACGGATGGAAACAAACCATTAATGAAAGATTTTTAAGACAAGCAAATCTAAATGGATATAAGATAGTTGGATTAAGGAAAAAAGATTTTCATAAAACGTATTTAGTTCACGTTTTAATTGCAAAATCATTTATTGAAAATCCACATAAAAAGCAATTTGTTGACCATATTGATACAAATAGAAGTAATAATAATGTTTCAAATCTTCGTTGGGTAACAAGATTAGAAAATAATAATAATCCGATAACATTGTCAAAATTAAAATTATCTGCACGAGATATAAGCAAGCCAGTGTTACAGCTGAAAAATGGAGTTATTGTAAAAGAGTACAATAGTATTAATGAAGCAGCTAAAATAAACGGATTTTCCCCAATTGCAATATGTAAGGTATGCAAAGGATAAAGAAAAAATCATAAAGGTTATATGTGGAAGTATAAAAATGAAAAGGCGTGAAATTTCAAGTAGTGGTAATATCGGTAATGATGGCAAATTACGAATGTATTTTGGAGAGTTGAACCAATTCTTTGCCATGCACAAAGGAAGCCGAATAATTGCACGTTTTACCGTTGCGTCTCCCGGTTCGTCGGAGGCTTTGAAAGGGTATTATTTCAATTATGTTGTTCCAACGTTCCGGTCGGGTATATGGGAAGCCGGGGAGCGTCTGACAGAGGAACAGACGGAACGCCGATTGCGTGAGTTGTCCCCGGTTATGTATGAGCAAACCCCGGATATTAACACCGGGAAATATGAAACCCGGTTGCGGACAATTTCAGAGTTGAGCAATGCGGAATTGATAGAACATATTGAGCATTTGAAACAGATTGCCGCAGAGGAATACAACACGTTTATAGACGACCCAAGAAGCATTTAATATGAGGCATTATTCAGAATTAAGCCCGTTAGAAAAGAAAGCAAGAGAGGCAAGCGGACGCACCTATTGCGTTAAGTGTCCGATATATGAATTATGCCGGAGAAATGAAACAATTATTGATGCGTGCGATTATATATTTTTGAAGGCGTTCAAAGCCGGATATAACCAGCACAAAAAAGAAGTAAAGAATAAAAATAAAATTAGAAAGTAATATGAAAAAAGTAACATTGAAAGACAGCAACGGAAATGAGATAAACGACATTTTGAAAGATGTTTTGACGTTCGATTGTGAAACAACCGGGTTGCCCCCAAAGGGCGCAAAATGGGACGTTGATTTTGCGGAATTTCCAAATATTGTGCAATTGGCATGGGCGGTAAACGAAAAGGAACGTTCCTACATTATTAAGCCGGAGGGATGGGAAATACCGGAAGCGTCAACAGAAGTTCACGGAATTACAGCAGAGAGAGCAAACGCCGAGGGCGTCCCATTTGCTGACATTATAGACGAATTTTTGGAGGATTGCAAAAAAGCCCGTTTGTTGGTCGGACATAACATTTACTTTGATACGTCAATTGTAAAAGCAATGATATTGCGCATTATGGGTCGTGAATATTACGACGCAAAAGCGGAGGACGCATTGTTTAAGGGCAAACGAATTGATACGATGATGAAAACAATTAAATTTGTTGGCGCATTGTATGCAAACGGACGTCCGGGCAAATATCCGAAATTGGAGGAACTTTACAACAAGTGTTTCCCCGGCGAAACATTCCCGGCGCATGATGCGTTGGAGGACGTAAGGGCGTGCAAACGATGTATTCTGGTATTGGTTGAAAATGGCATTATTGAAATGAAACCAAAGGAATATCCGGCGGAGCAATTGAAGTTGGAACCGGAACCAGCAAAAACAAAGATGGTAAAACGTACTATTGAGTTTCACGACCCAAACCCGGTTTTATCCCCGGTCGTTGATGCGGACCGGAAAGTAAAACAGATGTTGGACGAAACGGAATTTTAAGCATGGGAGAAAAGAAATTTTGTATTGATTGCGTTGATTACCCGGTTTGTATGTTGTCCGGGCGATGCGCTGACGATGAACCGTGCGACGATTACAAAGAAGATACCGACCCGGCGGAACCGGGAAACGATTAAATATTAATTCTTATGAGCGAAAAAAAACAAACCGTTATGCCAATTCCGACGAAAGAAAAGTTTTCACTTTCAAAAGTGAAATTGTTGAAAGATGGCGGATTAGACGTACATTATGAGGTAACGGAAGTTGTCGGAAATGAGAGTTACACAAACAAGTATCACGTATTGAGCGCAAAGGACATACACCCGGATTTGCGAAAATTGTTCAAAGACCTTTGCCCGATTATGGGGCGTGTGTTCAATATTACGTCGTTCAAAACCATGATTGCAACCCCGGATTTCGAGGCGACCAAGAAACAAACAGAAATTGCAGCCGCATTTGCGGAGGAATGTTTGGGCAATATAGAGGTTAGGGGCGTTTCTTTGTCCGGGCAAGATGATAACGTAGGCGTCGTTTTAACCGGATTGTTTACCGTATTAAACAATCAGAAAACAGCAATCAACACCCCACGAATGAAATTCAACGTTGAAACGTTCGGTTTTGAGGAAGAGTTGGACTACATTGTTTGCGATATTGAAAACGAGGTTTACGAATTTCTGTTTGAGGGCAAAAAGGCGCAAATGGATTTGTTCGGGGCTGATGGGGAACCCAACCCGTTAGTTTACGTAAATGATGCAGACAACGAAAATGAAAATGATATGTTCCCGGAAATGGCAGACCCGGCGGACGATACAGACAATATGTAATGGAACCAATATTGTTGACCGAGCGTTGCGAATATGAATATTGCGTTGCACGTGGTTACGAGCCGTTATTGGATATTCGTAATTTTCGGTTAGATATTCGGTTGCGTGTTGAGTTACAACGGGAATTGTTCGGGCATTGCGTTTTAGGACGTGGCGACATTTCCGTTGCCAACCAACGGTTTTTCCAGTGGGTTTGGGAGCATAAGCCGCACAGATGCGAGGAATGTTTAAAGCCGTTACAGAATTATTCCGCCGTTTATTGTTCGCATATATTGACCCGTGGAGCGTTTCCCGAAATGGCGCATGATGCAAGAAATATAAATATACTATGTTTTGAACATCATTCATGTTGGGAGAATGGGGATAAAACGAAAATGCGTATATATCCGGGCAACGTCCGGATTATTGAATTGCTTAAAAACGAATACAGAAGTTTGAAAATATGAGAACGAAACAAAGAACACCCGATTACGGGGCAATTTCCCGCCGTTCAATCAAAAATGATTTCATACGGGTACAAACATACCCGGAAAGGGAGAAACGCCCGCAAATCGAAAATCCGCCCGAAATAAATGCAGAAAGACGGGTTTTGTTTGTTGGCGAAAATTCAAGTTATTACAAATTGCGTTCTTTCATTGTTGGTAAATTGGTTCGATTGGTTCAAAAATCAAGCGTCGGCGGTTGGGTATGTGAGTTCGTATACGACGACGACCGAAAAGCGATAAACCATGCCGCCGGATGGTCGGACAATAAGAAACAATATTTGTTGGATTGCGTAAAATTCAAGTGACATGAAAATAAAATCAGAAACCGGATATAAAATTGCGTTATACACGTTCGTGACGTTAACGGTTGCGTCTTATATGTGGGCGTTGTATAGTATCATTGTTTGGATAATTAAAACGTTTTTTGTATGAGTGTAAACAAGGTTATTTTGATGGGGCATACCGGAAAAGACCCCGACGTTAAAACGTTTGATAATGGCGGAGTTGTCGCACAATTCCCGTTGGCAACAACCAAAAGAGGATTCACGACAAAAGACGGCAGAGAGATTCCGGAACGTACAGAGTGGCACAACATTGTATTGTCAAATGGTTTGGCAAAGATAGCCGGGCAGTACGTTAAAAAGGGCGATAAATTATACATTGAGGGGGAATTGAGAACCCGCAGTTATGAGGACAACAACGGCGTTAAACATTTTATTACCGAGGTTTACGGGTATGATATGGAAATGTTGACGCCAAAGAAAGACGGACAGAACGGAGGACAGCAGGGAGCAGCACCAACGCCACCGCCACCAACGCCAAATCCGGATGATGATTTGCCGTTTTGAAAATGATATTTGAAATTGAAATAAAAATCCCGGCGGGTTCCCGTCTGATTGGCACCCGGACAAAAGAGAATAAGGTTATTGCGGTTTGTGAGTTTATCCAGCAGAAACAACCGGAACCGGAGCCAAGACGACCGATTGGTTTTGCAGTATATGACCAGCCCGCCGGGAATAACAAAAAAACGAAATGATATGCAATACAGCAATAAGGATTACAACCCGGAAAAGCACGACCGTTGGCGTGCGTTGACCGTAAAACAGCCATACGCAAATGATTTGGTAACGGGGGCGTACAAGGACGAAAACGGTATTGTTTACGGGGAAAAGACAATTGAAGTTCGGAGGAAAAACACGTCATACCGTGGCGACGTGCTGATATGTTCCGCAGCATCCCCGGTTTATCCGGGAATGGAAAGCGGCGTTACGTTGGGATTGGTTGAGTTGTACGACGTAAAGCCGATAAAAGAGTTTACGCCGGAGGATTGGGAAAACACCCGGATTCCAAAGGAAAAGAGGGCGAAAATGACAAAGTGTTTCGGATGGATGATGCGCAACCCAAGACGTGTTGTTGAAATGCCAATTAAGGGGCAATTAGGTATTTATAATCTTGTATATACCAAGGGCGAAATAATACAATACCCCCGGAAAATGGTAATTGACAAAAAGAGTTGGGAACAGATAAAAAAACAGATAGAGAAATGAAAACAATCGGATTCCATATTGGACGTATCGGGTTTTATTTGTATCTGCAAAGTTTGTGGAAGTATAAGCAATTTTATTTGACGCCCGGAGTTATGGTTGAGGGCGTAAAAGGACATGACGTTTATTTAGATATTGAAATTAAATTGCTTTGTTTTTCCGTTGGTTTCCGGCTGATATGGATAAAAACCAAAAGAAATTATTAACTTTGTAATGTAAAATACTAAAAACGTGAGCGATGAAAGAGATAACAAAAATATTGCCATTAAATGAGGCGGCAAAGTTTCAAAAATCCGCAGGCAAATATGATTGCACAATTACGGAATTGGCGGTAATGGGAGCAGGGAAAGCAAGAATTTCAATTTCCGGAACAGAGGAAAATTTGGATTTGTTGGTTAGTTCGATAGAAAATGAGAATAAAGAAACCACAACCGTTTGAACCCGGGCGTGAATATAACCCCGGCGAACGTGCAGTTTACCGGGGTATGGTAATAATTGCGGAAAGATGGGTTAAACCGTCTGATAAACTGATTGAAAATGTTGGCAAATATGTATGTTTGAGTAGATGCGCGTGTTGCGTTATCCATAAAGACGATTGCCCGGCGGTTGGGCTTAAATGCCACAGAACAAGCCGTAGCGATAACAAAGTAATATATTTCAGAAAATTATATAACATAACAGAAAAAAGCGATGGAAAAAAGAAGTTTTATTCCGTTTGATGCGGAAACGTTTTTGATGATTGAAGATGTAACGGGAACAGAACCGGAAGTTACAGAGAAAGAAAATTACTTTGAACTTAAAATGTACGCCCCGGACAAAGAGGAAAGAATAATTGAAGCAGTAATATATGCAGTTCAAGGCAGATACGGAAAAAGAATAAAAGACGTAAGGACGATTAAAGAACAAAACCTTTTGCGTGGTGCAATATTCTTTGTTGAATACGAAAAAGGGGCGGGAAATTTGCCAAATGAGTTGCGCACAAATTTAGGTATGCCGGACGAAACCGCCGGGGATATTTATTGCCGCCGATTGTTAGAAATTCGTGCATTACCCGTAAAGCGTGATAATTTGGAAAAATTGCTGATGTTTACCGGAGGCGGAACAATGCAGATTCCGAGAACGCCCGGCGGTTTGGCGGTTTATTCATTCCCGACCGAAAACGGCGTAATGTTGGACGTACCGGAGGGAAATTTTATTGTATTGACACCGGACGGAAAATTTGGCAAAATGGATATGCAAACGTTTATGGCTAATTTTGAAGAAAAAGACGCCAATACCGCCGGATTGACCTTTGACGAAAAGAGATTGTTTGAAAAGATGAATAAACTTTTCGGCAAAAACTTTCAAATGAGATTTTTAAAACTTACAGAGGAATACCACGAATTGTTTGTTGTTGCTGATGATATGTTGGTAAATGGAATAATACCGGAAAACACGTCGGAAATTATAGACGAGTTAGCAGATTTGAACGCCGTATTGTTCCATATTGCAGCATTGTTTGGATATTCCCAAAAAGAATTGCAGGAAATGGCATATACTAAAATTGCAGGACGTGAGAAAAACCCGGAATTTATGCGCAAACACCCACACAACAAACCGGAAAGCCCGGTTTGCGGTAATATGCAGCAGGAAACCGCCGAGGAATACAAACATTTTAAAGAACGTTTTAACAAAAGACTATGACAAACGAAGAAAAAGAAGAAGTAAGAAAGCAAGCGTTGTTCCTTACAAATATGGCATATCTTTTGGCTGACATGGCTAATTCGTGCGCAATTGATGCGGAAAGCAAATTGGGCAAATTGGGAAAATGTTTTCAGAGGGACGAAAAAATGAGGTTCAAGAAAGCCGCAAAGTTAGCAAAGGATTTGTTGAAAGCCACAAAGGAAATAACAGAACCGATGTACGATATTACCAACGTAGATGATGCGTGTATTGATAGCGATTATCTTTTGGAAGTTATTCAGTTGGTAATAAACAGAACCGACGAAACCGAGGAAAGCAAAACGGCGATGTTGGAATACATAAAAAAGTTACCACAAATTGAACATATAGAAGTTTAAGCGTATGAAAAAAGATTTTAAACAAGAACTAACCGAACTTATTAATAAGCACGGTTTAGAAAAGGAAATGAGAGATACCCCGGATTTTATTTTGGCACAAGTTTGTATTGATGCAATGGCGGTATTTTCGGAAGCAATCGCCCGCCGTGACGAATGGCACGAATTCAGAAAGGCAGACGAAAAGAGTTCGCAGGATGCAAAACACAATTACCCGGATGATTGCAATATTTGCAAAGACCGTTTTAAATGTGCTGACTTTATGAGAACGCAACCAATTGCAAATCTGATTCAGCGTTTCAAGACGACAACGGACAAAGAGGAAAAAACAGCAATCGCCGGATTGCTAAAACAGATAAACGCCGATGCGTCGGGAAAGCCTCAAAATGATATACCGGAAGAAGTAAAAGAAGTTGCCGAAAAGTTGGCAAAGGCTTTTGGCGCACGTGTTGAGATACACCGTATTGAGATACCGGAAAAGAAACGTAAGTTTAGAAAGAAACCAAGAAAGGAGCAAGGCAATGAAACCCGTTGAATTTCCCGGCGTGAATGTAGTATTTGCAAAAGACCAACCGGAATACATGCCGTTACCTGCAATGAAAATCCCCAATGACCCGCAGGGGCTTATAATTACCAAATGGCAGTTATCCCCGGAAGAATTGGAGAGAATAAAAGAAACCGGAACAATACATTTGTCGGTTGCGACGTTTAACCAACCATTGCAACCCGTATTGTTAACCGTAGATTTACCAACAGAAAAATAATAAAGTTATGGATAAAGAAACATACGTAAAAAGAATGGCAGAATTAGCCGAGATGAAACAAAAGGCTTTGGAGTACAACAGAAAGGAAAGAGAAAAAGCCGCAGAAAGTTACATAACAGAAAATTGTCCGTTTAAAAAAGGCGATAGAATAAAATACAACGGAAAGCCCGGAAAGATAGAAGTTATCAAGGCAGAACACAACGGCAATTTTTCGTATGAAGTTAGGTTTGACAAAAAGGACGGTACGCCGTCAGTTAGGGTAACAAGTATTTACCCATTGTTGAAAATCGACAAAATGGAAAAAGAATAAAAAACGCCCCGGAATTATAACAGGGGCTTTGGTGTTTATGTATATAAAACAAATCGGGCTAAAATTAGCCCCACACAGCTATTTTTATAACTAAATTGATAGAAGTATAAACGGAGCGATAAAAGCCCCACAAATCAAAAATTCATGGAAAATAACAATGAAATTCAGATTCAGTTTGTTCCAATAGAATTGTTGGAATATAACGATGGGCAGATACCGGGTGTTCCTGAGAATCCAAGAACAAGGGAAGATTCAAAGCAAAGAAACCTTGAAAAGAGTATTGAAGAATTGCCGGAAATGACAATTGCACGTGCTGCCTTGTGTTTCCCATATAAGGGAAGATACGTTGTAATAGGTGGTAACCGTAGATTGGAAGCACAAAGGGCGTTAAAGCGCAAAGAAGTCCCTATCATAGCTTTGCCGGAAAATACTCCGGTTGAAAAGCTGCGCCGCATCGCTTTGTTGGATAACGAAAGCACCGGACAGACGGATTGGGCTAAACTTGCAAAGGATTGGAACAAGGACGAAATCAGAGCATGGAATATAGAAACCCCGAAGGGATGGTTTAATGAAGCACCCGGAAAGAAAGTTAAAGAAGATAATTACGAAGAGCCGGAAAAACTCAAATCAATAGTAAAACCGGGAGAAATATGGAAATTAGGAGAACACCGTTTAATGTGTGGAGATAGTACAAAAGAGGAAAATATAAAAAAACTATTAAATGGGGAAAGACCGGGATTGTTATTAACTGACCCACCTTATGGAATTGATTATGGGGGAATGCTAAAAGGAAAAGGAAATGGAAAAGGAGGTGCTGATAAAAACGGATGGAAGTCATACGATGCACCCGATTGGGATAAAGAAAGACCAACAAAAGATTTTTTTAATTTAGCATTTAAGTATTCGGAAAATCAAATAATATGGGGTGGAAATTATTTTGCAGATATTTTACCACCACGTATGTGTTGGTTAGTTTGGGATAAAGGACAAAGAGATTTTTCATTAGCGGATGGGGAGTTAGCGTGGACAAGTTTTAATAAAGCGTTAAGGGTAAATTCTTATAGTAGAGCATTAGCAAATAGGGAAGAAAAAATACACCCGACACAGAAGCCAATAGAAATAATAAAATGGTGTATTGAGATAGCAGAAAGGAACAAGGCTGATACAAATATAATATTAGACTTATTTGGAGGTTCAGGTTCTACTCTTATAACATGTGAACAATTAAATAAAAAAAACCTAACAATGGAAATGGATGAACATTATTGTGATTTGATTATAAACCGTTGGGAAACATTAACCGGAAAGAAAGCTAAAAAAATAAGCGGGGAGTAAAACCCCGCTTTAGATGTTGTGTTTCTCACGAATCGTTGTAATAGCATTCTCAAGCCATTCTGATTGGCTTTCGGTCAATGTATCAAAAAAACCTTCATCGGTTGTCATGTCTATTGCACCGTTGTAATCATGTTCATGTAGCTTATCAGCAAAAGCTATGACGAAATCAAACCATTTGTTTTTTTCCATATTGTATGTGTTTTTAAGTTCGGTGCAAATATACATGAAAAAAACCAAAAGAAAAAATATTAATACCAAAAATAATACTTTAAAACTATGGCAAAGTATAACAAACAGACCGTTGAAGCGATATGTGCGTATATTAGGGACGGAGATAGTCAGAAATTAGCTTGCAAGAAAGCAGGGATTGGAGATAGTACGTTTCATGATTGGATAAAGGCAAAACCGGAATTTGCGGAACGCATTAAAAAGTCTAAAGATGAGTTTTTAGCAACTATTACCGGGAAATTAGAAGCGACCTTGTGGAAAAGGGCAATGGGATATGAGGTTACTGAAACAGATACAGAATATGTCAGTGATAGTAACGGAAACCCAAAGATAAAAAGCCAACGCACAAAGGTTAAGCATATACATCCGGATACCGGAGCATTGATATTTGCTTTGACTAATGTAGCCCCGGACAAATGGGTAAACAAGCAGAGGGTAGAAGCGCAAGAAACTAAACCTGCTGAGGAACAGAGCCACAACTATTGCTTTGAGTATTTGCCGGAAGATGTATTATTTGACATAGCCGATAAATTACAGGAGGCAGAATTTAATAAGATACAAAAAGGAAAGGAGGTCGGTAATGGCAAGAACAGCTAAAACAAACGTAAAGAAAAAGGATGAACCGAAGCCTGTGCATATCTGTGGGGATTGCGGTTGGGGAGAGTACTACTATACTCATTCAAATTTGGATATTGAAGGAAAGCCTATTTGCCTTAAATGTCCGTATGTAGATAATAGAAGTATGATTCGTTCGGAAAAGGCTTGTGACAAATGGAAACCGAAAAGGAATCAATGTATTTCAAAACGTAAGTAAGGGTGCTAAATCCACAACGGACAAAAAAGTGCGTTACTAAAACAAACAAAAAGCTATCAAATTGTAAAATATGGACTATGAACAGATGATGAAGATGTCTTCTTTCATAAAATCAAACCCCGGCGAATTGGTAAAGCAAGCAGCCCGGAAGCGGTTGATAAACTTTGCCCGGTATATGCAGCCCGATATGGTATTAGAACCATTTCATGTCGTATATTATACGTTGCTTGATAAGTTCGCCCACGGGGAAATAAAAAAAATGATTGTGCAAATGCCGCCCCAGCACGGAAAATCGGAGGGTTCAAGCCGAAAATTACCCGCTTTTATGTTAGGATTGAACCAGGACACAAAAATTTGTATTGGTTCGTATGCCGCCACAATTGCAAGGGATTTTAACCGGGACGTACAAAGAATAATTGACACACCAAGATACCGGGAATTGTTTCCGGAAACATATTTGAACGGTTCCAACGTAGTAACAATGGCTAATACGTATTTACGAAATTCCGACGTAATAGAAATGGTTGGGCGTAAGGGTTCATTGCGTGTTGTCGGCCGTGGCGGTTCGTTGACTTCAAAAACGGTTGATGTTTCTATTTTGGACGACGTTTATAAAGATTATGCCGAGGGCAACAGCCCGATTGTACGTAATGCAGCATGGAAATGGTACACGACCGTAGTACGTACCCGTTTGCATAATGATTCCCAAGAATTAATTGTGTTTACCCGTTGGCATGATGATGATTTGATTGGGCGCATAGAAAAAAGCGGGGAAACCGTAATTGATATTAAAAGTTGGGATGATGTAAAAGATATTCCGGCGGGCGCATGGGTACGAATAAATTTTGAGGGACTGAAAACCGGGGAACCAACAGATATTGACCCACGGGAACCGGGGGCGGCGTTATGGGATAGACGACACAGCCGGGTAAAATTGGAGGGGCAAAGAGCGTTAGACCCCGTACAATTTCAATGCTTGTATCAAGGCAACCCCGGAAATGCAGAGGGCAAATTGTACCGGAACCCGTTCCGAACATACGTTGACAAATCCGAATGGGGGACGTATGTACGTAGCGGAAATTATACAGACGTTGCCGACGAGGGCGACGACTTTACATTTTCGGCATGTTATGACATTTACAAATCTGGTAATGAGGCATGGAACGAACAAAAGAAACGGTTTGAACCGATTTTGTATGCGCTAATTACTGACATGGTATTTACGCAGGAAAACACGGAAATAACAGCCGTTACCGTCCCGGATATGATAAACAGATGCGGAACGCAAAAAGCATGGATTGAAAGTAACAACGGCGGTTCCGGATTTGAAAAGGTTATAAGAAAAAAACTAAAAGCAGTAACAGAACCATTTTATCAAGGGGCAAACAAGGAAAGCCGAATTATAACAAATTCAGCGATGGTAAATGCACAAATAATAATGCCGATTGGATGGGAGGAACGTTTTCCAAAGATACATGAACACGTAACCGGGTTTTTGCGTGATTTCCCAGCAAATGAGCATGACGACCCGGAGGACGGTTTGACCGGAATATATGAAAAGGAATTGGCGGACGGCGATACACGACCATACAGCCAAGCAACAAGGGGCGTTAAACGTCGTAACTAACAATTTATTCCATATACGCAAGAGTTTAACGGAAAAATATTATAACTTTGCAAAAGATAAATGGGGTAAAGAGTTAGCCCCGGAGATAGTAAAACGAGTTTTAAATATTAAAATTTTAGGATTATGATTTGTAAGTGTCCGGCGGGTACGGCTTTGCCCGATATTCCCGTAAATAATTGCCCGGAAAGTTTTGGGCAGATTCAGAAAGTAGCATTTCAAAGATTGTACAAAAGCACCGGAGAAAAAAATTCATTTAAAACCGATGCAGGTATTGAAAAAAAAGCGTCGTGGACGCCGTTGTTATCGGCTGACGATGATACAAAGATTGTTATTTCCCCATACATTCAAGCCCCGACAGCAGAAGCAGGCGCAGCAAGAACGTTTGGAGGTGGTAACGAAACATTGGGAGGCGTTGAGGAAATTGTGGGACGTGAGCCAACGCCATTTACCGGGGTTATGCGAAAGTTGCCACAGAAAATTATCAAGGCTTTGAAAGAATTGCAGTGCGAAAGTTGGGGCGACAATTTGGGCGTTTATCTGTTTGACGAAAACGGCGCAATTGGAGCAATTCAAGACGCAAAAACAGCAACAACCCATTATCCGATTCCAATACGTTCTTTGTTTATCGGCGATAAAACATTGGGCGGATATGAGGCACCGGATAGCAACAACATTCAATGGGCATTTTTGCCGAATTGGTCGGATGATTTGGCAATTATTGTTCCGGAGGATTTCAACCCGCTAACAGATTTAAAAGCGGCACCATAGCAATAAGGGGGTTGGTTATGGGAAAGACAACAAAAGTTTTATTGGTTTGTCCCCAACACAATATGAAACGAGAATTTGAGATAACGCACGCCGAACGTTTGTTGATGATGGGAAATAACGGCGGATGGCAGTTGCCGGAAAACTCAAATTTTGAATTTAGCAAAGATTATGGGATTAGGTATAAACGACATAAAAAAACAGATTACGGAGCAAAAGAAAGGGGCGACGATTAACCGTGCGATTGTACACCAACAGCGCATTAAGTTTCACGCCGAAACCTTTGTTGCGCCGTATATCAGTCAACCGTTAACGGATTTTCTGAATTTCGTTTCAAACCTTATACCCGACGATAAGTTTAAAATTTTCAAAACTCTTTTCCGTTACCCCGTTAAGACCAACGAGGTAACGGGAATTTGCTTTGATAAGTTGAGCCGAATTTTTGACGGTCGTAACCCGGCGTTCAATTATCAGTTTATGGAGAGCGGACAAAGGGACGATTGGGAGTATTATAGACAGAACGTTTTAAGGGAGCCGGAAATTTGGAGTTCTAAAGGGTGGGAATATTTCAAAACCGAAATTAACAGCGTTCTAATTGTGGATTTGCCAACGGAGCAAGACGCCGCCGATAAATACCCCCGTCCGTATTTCTATTGGTTGCCAATTGAGCAGGTAATAACGTTTGATGCAGACCCGGTAACGGGCGTTATGCGATGGATAATTTTCAAGCAGGACGACAAACGTATTGCAGTAATTGACGATGAGAGATACCGGGTATTTACGGAGAAAGACGGGAATATTGGCGATTTGCTGATTGACAGCCCCCACGATTTAGGTTATACCCCCGCCCGTTTCTTTTGGAATGAGGCAATAAGTTTGAGGGAACCCGATGTTAAGGCGTCGCCATTGACCGAGCAGTTGGAAAGCATGGATTGGTATCTGTTTTATCATATATCAAAACGGCATTTGGATATGTACGGTTCATATCCTATTTATTCCGGCTATGAACAAAGTTGCGATTTCAGCAACGCAGAAAATGGCGATTATTGCGACGGCGGGTTTTTGAAAGACAAACAAGGACGTTACAAGTTAGACCAAGCCGGGATATTAGAGCGTTGCCCGAAATGTGGCGACAAACGAATTGCCGGGGTTGGTTCTTTTGTTGAAATACCCGTTCCCGATGGCGACAAACAACCGGATTTGCGCAACCCGGTTCAGATGTTGACCGTTGACCGTAATAGTTTGGATTATAATGTTGCCGAGGAAGAGCGATTGCGCAACAATATTATCACGTCTATTGTCGGAACGAATGAGGAAATAACAACACGGGACGCATTGAACGAACAACAGATAAAAGCAAATTTTGAGAGCCAAAGCACAATTTTAAACCGGGTAAAGAAAGGATTTGAGGCGGCGCAACAATTCGTTGATGAAACGGTTTGCCGATTGAGGTACGGCAATTTGTTTGTTTCTGCAAAAATCAATTTAGGCACGGAATTTTATATTTACGATGCAATGGAGTTGCGGGAACGTTACAAGTTAGCAAAGGAAGCCGGAGCAAGTGAGGCAGAATTGGACGCAATGCAAAACCAAATTATCGAAACGGAGTACCGGAACGACTCGACCCAATTACAACGTATGTTAGTGTTGGCAGAATTGGAGCCGTACCGACATTTAACCCGTGCCGAGGTATTAAATTTATATGGGCAACAGATAATTAGCGAACCGGAATTGCGTGTAAAACTGAATTTTGCTAATTTTGTTCGCAGATTTGAGCGAGAAAATACAAATATTTTGGAATTTGGAACGCAAATACCATTTTCCGAGAAAATAAAAGTAATAACTAATAAATTTTACGAGTATGCAAGTGAGAACAGAGGAGGGGCAAATTAAAGACGTCAATATTTTAGACGTTACCCCGGAAAATTTTATTGTACCAAAGGGCGAGGAAGATTGTTATCATTGCCGAATTGAGGTTAAGAAATTCAACCAAGACACGGGCGAAAGAATTTCAAAACCACGTATGCAGGTTTTCGGCAAAAAGTTCTTTGAATCTTTTGGGTTGCACAATTTGAGAAAGCAGGGTTTTACCGTTGATGTAATGCACGACCCGAACAAATGGTTGCAGGAAAACGAGGCTAAATTGGAGGCAGAAAAACAGAAGAAAGCCGAAGCCGGTGCAAAAGCCAAAGCAGAGGCAGCAGAGGCAGAGAAAAAAGCAATGAAAGAAGCTATGAAAGCCGAAATTCTTGCAGAACTGAAAGCCGAGGGATTGTTGGAAACGGCGGCAAAGCTGGGAAGAAAATCAAAGGAAACACCGGAGGCAAAGCAGAATGCGCCGGAAACAAACGAATAAGTTAAACCAAAAAATTATAAAGATATGGCACAGATTGCACAGCAGGACAATTTGATTGTTACAAGTACGAAACCAATTGCGACGATAGACGAAGCCGCAAAAAAGAAATTGAAAGAATGTATTGAAGCCGGAACGATTAACGATGTAATTGTAGTAACACCGGAAACGGCAAAAGTAACAAACAAATCAAAGGTATTGGCATGGTCGAAAGACGTAACAACACCGCAGGCACCAACATATAAGGTTGCGTTGGTAGATTGCAATACCGGAGCGTTGAGCGTATTTAGTTTGAGTTAATAATAAAAGGGTAATATTATGGCATTAACAAGAGAAATTTTGGTAGCGAATGCGGCTTTGTCCGGTTTGACTGACGAACAGATTAACGCAATTACAACGTTATCACAGAATGACGAAAATAGTGTAATAGCAAAGAAAACCGGGGAAATTTACGGCAATTTGGATGCGGATATTTTGACAGCGTCCGGAGTTGAGAAAAACGGAACTGAAAAAACATACGATTACGCAAAACGTGTGTTGGGAGATTTTAAGACAAAAGCGGAAAGCGTTACCGGGTTGGAATCACAGATTGCAACATTGACAAAAGAGAAAACCCGTTTGGAAAAAGTAATTGCCGACGGTGGAGCAGATGCAGAAACCGCAAAGCAATTAAAGCAGGCAAAAGCAGATTTGGCAAACGTTACAACTCAATATACAGAGTTGAACAAAAAGCTTGAGGCAGAAAAAGAAAACCACGCCAAAGAGTTGTTCGGCATTAAGATTGACAACGAATTGCAAACAGCGTCCGCAGGGCTTAAATTTAAGGCAGGTTTGCCGGAAAGTGTAACAAAGGTTATTTTGCAGCAGGCTAACGATAAAATCAAGGGAATGAACCCGGAATATATCGACGATGGCAAAGGCGGCAAAATTTTGGCGTTTAAGGACGAAACCGGGGCGATTATGAGAAACCCGAACAATCAGTTAAACCCATTTACGCCGGGCGAGTTGTTAACCCGTGAATTGGACGCAATGGGAATAATTGACAAAGGACGCCAACAGCCGGGAGGCGGAACAATCCCGCCGGGAGGTAGAGGCGCAGGCGGTAGCGTAGTAATTGACGTTGCAGGATGCAAAACACGTGTTGAAGCATACGACGCAATTAGTAACAATCTGATGGCGCAGGGAATGACCGCAGGTTCCAAAGAGTTTGAGGATGCAATGGCGCAAGCATGGAAAGACAACAATATTGCAGCATTGCCGGAGAGATAAAACAACCACGGGTAAAGGGTAAACCCGCATTAATAACAATTTAAAATAAAACGTTATGAGTTTAATTGCAACAAGATTACAGAATTGGCGAGTTCAGAACCCGGAATTTGACCGCAATATGACCCGCCCGTGTGAGTATGGCGCATTGGATTTCTTTATTGAGCAAACCAACGCCGCAAATTCCATTATTAACCCAAAGTTGAGGGAAAGGGCGTTTGCCTCAATGGGTAATACCGTGCAAATCCCGGTTATCAATTACGATGGCGATGTTACCGTTGGCAACGTCCGTTCATGTGTAATTGAGGACGACGAAAATACGTCCGCACTTTATACCGTTGTGTGGGCAACATACACAATCGGTTTTACTATGGTCCCGGCGGCTTATACGAACAATGAAATTTCGTATGAACACGACTTTTACCGTAAAATGGAAAAATATACACGTGCGTTGGCTGATGCGTTAGACAAAGGCGCAATTGCAGCGTTGGAAGCACAGAAAACGCAGATATTGAAAGACAAATTGAATTATGACTTTTCCGGTAACGTTATCAAGGTTAAAAAGGAAATGGCAACCGAAATTTTGGGCGACATTGACCCAATTATGAGAGCCAATTGTTACCCACGTATGCCGCATATCGTTTGCAACGCCGGAATCGAAAGTTTGGTTCGCAAGTTGGCGCAGCATGGAGCGACAAACGACGTAAACAAACAGTTGGAATACGCCGGAAAGAAATTCCATTACACAAACAACGTGACAAACGAAGTAAACCAAAATGGAACATTCTTTGCTGTTGAAGATGGTAACGTTGGCGTGTTAACCCGTGTTGACCGTGAAGCATTGCGCCGTACACGTGCCAATTTTCATGAATGGGATGTTGTACGTTTGCCGATGATTGATTTGCCAGTTGGTTCACATTACTATACTTCGGTTGGCGACCAAAGTGCAACAGTAGGAGCAGCAACAGAGGATTTGACTTGCGCCGTTAAGGAGTATTTCGGATTTAGTGTTGATGTTGCCTTTTTGGTTGCTTATAACAGTGACTCAACAAAGGTTGCAAATCCGATTATCAAAGCGCAGATTGCAGCACGTGACCAAAACGAACCTTTGGGTATGCCTGTATATGTTACCAACGCCGCAGCATTTCCCGCCGGAGGTGCGAGCGCATAACGCCGGAGCATAACGAATTATTTAACCGAGGGGACGGGGTGGTTATCCCCGCCCCCTTATTTATTGCAATCTTAATTCCTAATATGGGAAATAAATGGGCGTTTTTATGATAAGAATAAATGAAATATGCGAAGCGTTAAAAAATGTGTGCGGGTGGGAGCAATCATACGACCCGGCAAAGGCGATAGACGACAATTTAACGCAGACGGAAAGTGGGTTGTATTTTCAAGGTGCGCACCCGCTTTTGACGTTAGATAATATGCAGGCAATAATGCCGGACGATTGGGGGCTACAATATCCGGAATGGAATTTGATTTTGCCGTATAAAGCCGGGCAAAAAGTAAAGCATAACAATATATTTTGGATTGCTAAAATAGATAATACCGGGCAGGAACCGACGGCGAGCGATTTTAACGGAGATTTTAGCTGGGACGATTACGGAAACCCGTATTGGCGACCATACAACATTTTTTCTGACTTTTTGGAAAGACTGACATTAAACGGAATTGCAACCGTTGTTCAGACTTTTACACAGATTAAGCAGTTGGAAAAGGAAACCCGCAATTTATTGGAAAGAAAAACGTTTTTTGATGGTTCCGGCAGAATCCGGGCTACAATTCAAAATACCAATAAATTAGTAGGATTTGAAATTGTTCCGGTTCGTAGTATGGGGGTAACAACCAAAATTGAGAAAATCGGGCTACAAATGACCGGAGCGACCGGAAAGGTAAGAATGTATTTATTTCATTCGTCGCAGATTGACCCGGTAAAAACATTCGATTTGGATTTTACCGTTACAAATGGCGGCTTTCAATGGTTCCCGTTGACCGATTGTTATTTGCCGTATATCAGCGACGCAAACAACGCCGGGGGTTCATGGTTTCTTTGCTATAATCAAGACGAATTACCCGCCGGGATGGAAGCAATAAACGTATCTAAGGATTGGAGCCGGGAGCCGTGCGGAACGTGCAACATTGGTTCCGTCGAAACATGGCGAGAAATGACAAAGTATTTGCAGGTTTCTCCGTTTAAGGTTGACGCCCCGGAAACATTCGAGCAATACCCGGAATTATGGGACGTGGCTTATACTATGTACACAAATACCCACAATTACGGGCTAAATTGCGAAATAACGGTTGGTTGCGATTTGACCGACTTTATTATTTCGCAACGGCAGATGTTCCAAACCGTTATTCAAAGGCAGGTTGCGGCAATAGGTTTGCGAACGTTAGCAATGAATCCCAACGTTAGGGTTAACCGCAATCAGTCAAATGCAAGCCGCACCGATATTCTGTATGAGTTGGACGGCAATACGTCCGGGGTTCGTCCCGGCGGGTTGGGTTATGACCTTAAAAAAGCGTATGAGGCTTTGCGGTTAGATACGCAAGGATTAGACCGCATTTGTTTGAGTTGTAACAATCATGGCGTTAGGTACAGAACTGTTTAATATATAATTTCAAATGAAAGTTGTATATAATTTCAAATAATAATTGTAAATGGGAAAAATTGACGACTTATTAAAACGGGTCGTTAAGTTCAACGATGAATTAACGTCCGGGCGGTTAGTGCAAAAAATAATATGGGACAACGAGGCGTATATAATAGATATGAACGCCGAGGAACAATTGTTTGAACAAGGCGTTAACCGTTTGGGTGTTTCAATCATGGATTACGCCCCGTATAGCCCGGTAACAATTGCAATCAAAGAGGCAAAGGGACAGCCTACAAACCGGGTAACGTTAAGGGATGAGGGCGATTTTCAAAGTAGCTTTTATTTGGAGGTTGGCGACAAACAATTTGAAATTAAGGCGGCGGATTGGAAAACCGAGGAATTAATAAAAAAGTATGGACGCCAAATTTTAGGTTTAACGGACGAAAATATTAAAATCCTTATATGGCATTATATTTTCCCGGATTTAATAACAGAGGCAAAAAAAACGATATATGGCAGCGAATAACAAAGCCCCGGTAATTGCGAACCCGGAATTATTAGACAGAATCATTGGAAATATACAAACCGGATTGGTTGATAATTTACCGTGGTTGGACAAAGCATTTGGACGGGCTGAAAGACTTGTTAAATATGACGGGAACCGGAAACGTTATTTTACCCCGTGCGTTTATGTAGGGCGAAACGATTATATAGAAGTAACCCCGGATGCAAATATTGGGAATTTTTCGTTTTTTTGGATTGACGACCCGCAGGACGTTAGTTGGGAATCCGGCGTTTCAATAGGGCTAAAAACCTCGTTTTCCCTTATCTTTTGGTTTGATTTCCGGAAGATATTCAACGATGCGAGCGACCGGAACAAAGAAGCAGTTAAGCGGCAAATATTGGACGTGTTGAACGGAGGCTTTTGGCTGAAACATGGGCGTTTGAAAATAACAAAGGTTTATGAGTTGGCGGAAAATATTTACCGGGGTTTTTCTTTGGACGAAATAGACAACCAATTTTTAATGCACCCGTACGGCGGGTTCCGGTTCTATGGAGAATTAAGTATTGGAGAATCATGTAAATTGTAAGATTATGAAAGAATTTATTTTTTACGTTATATTGGTCGCAATGTTGGCGGCTTTTGTGCTTACATTATTGCGCAAATGGGGCGTTATTGAATGGGTACAAGTTCACGGGAACGATTTCTTTGCAAAGATGTTTAGTTGCGATTTCTGTTTGTCGTGGTGGGCGGGCGTTATTTTGTCCGTTCTTATGCTGATTATGTCCGGGAACCCCGTATTATTGGGCGTTCCCTTTTGTAGTACAATGATAACACGTGTTTTGCTATGAATGAAGAATATGTAAAAATTAAGGATTACCCATATTATATTAGCAATATGGGTAATGTAAAAAATAAAACAGGTAGAATATTAAAACCTAAAATAACAAATAAGGGTTATTTGTCGGTAGCATTATACAACGCTAATGGTAAGCGGTGGTGTTATATTCATAGACTTGTAGCAATGCATTTCCTTATTAACTCTGAATTAAAGCCTAATGTTAATCATATTGATTGTAACCCGCTTAATAACAACGTTGATAATTTAGAATGGTGTACGCAATCTGAAAATATTAAATATTCAGATAGTTTAGGGCGTTGTAAAATAAGAGATTATAGATATTGTGAAAGTGGAAAAGGACATGGGAGAAGTTGTCGTATAATATGCAAAAAAGGTGATAATATACAAATATTTGAAAGTATAAATATCGCTGGTATGAAGTTGGGTATATCACACCAAAATATATGTAAATGCTTAAAAGGGGAAAGGAAAACCGCAAAAGGATATAGTTTTAGGAGGGCATAATATGAAAGAATGTATTATAAATAAACATAATGTTGTATTGTATGATAGTATAGACGAATTGCCGATGTTGCGTTTCCACAAGTATAACAAAATGCTTTTGGTTGACGCCGGGGTTGGTTCTGATTTATCGGATTTTGACCGACATATTGAAAAGGTAATACGTTATTTGAACAGCCCAACGCCAAACATGGCAACCGTTGAGTTGGAAAATATGCGCCAAAACATATATTTCATTCAATCCGAGGTTTCCCCCCGGCATTTATCTTTTGCGGTTTTAGTAAAGAGCATTGACGGGAACCCGTGCAATGATTTATCAGACGACGGATTGCAAAAGATAGTTGATTTGTTCGCCGATGTTCCGAACGCAGAATTAACCGCCCATTTGGAAGCGGTTAAAAAAAAAATAGATGAAGAATTGCGGTTGTATTTTCCCCGGATATTTGATGATGCAGCATTAAAAGAGTATTTCGACCAACTGAAAGAAAGAACGGTTATTTTATTGCGCACAATCATAGCCGGGGAAGCAACCGAAACGGATGCAAAAAGAATTGACGAAATTACAGCAGAGTTGATAACGTATTTCAATCCGCAATCATTTTCGGGAGCCGACAGCGTAGAAATACAATACGACAAACAATTTGAAAATATGTGTTTGATATTGTCGCAGAATTTGCACGTTGACCCGAAAAGATTTACCGTATTGGAATATTACAACGCATTTGAGTATGTAAAAGAACAAGCGAGAAAAGCCCAAAAACAGAAAAACGTAAAATAAAGCGATTTCCGGCGTTATTTCCCGGTAGATAATAAAATATACGTTTGAGAAAAGAAAATCGAAATGCGGGTAAATTTCCCGAAAATAACTTTAAATAATAGTTGCTATGGCAGATAATCAACCGATAAAATACAGCGATTTAGTAAAGCCGGATAACTCAATTGAGGAATTAATAAAACAATTGACCGAGTTAAAAGACACATATACGGACGCATTGGCAAGTATCAAAGCCGAGGCGATTCAATTGGCGGCTACATTGCAAAAGGTTTCCGGAGCCACGGAGGACGGGCGGAAAAAGACAAAGAAAGCCGCCGACGACGCCGACCGTTTGGCACGTGCGCAAAAAGAATTGGCGTTTGCTGAAAGCGACGCCGCCAAAAAATTAGCGGAGTTGAATTTGGCAAAGCAGGAAGCGAACCAAATAAATAAATTGATTATCAAAATAAATCAATCCGCCGAGGGTAGTTATAACCGTTTATCGGCGCAATATTCATTGAATAAGATTTATTTAAACAACATGACTAAAGCCGAACGGGAAAACACCGAGGAGGGGCGAAAATTGGTTGCACAAACCAAAGAAATATACGAAGAAATGAAACGGTTGCAGGAGGCAACCGGAAAATTTCAATTGAACGTCGGAAATTATACGGAGGCGTCCGACGCAATTATTGCGTATGGCGACAAACTAAAAGAAACGTTAGGTTTAAATAGCGCATTTGGCGAAAGTCTTTTGGCGTTAGGACGTGGCGGGGCTGAAAGTAAAGCAGTTTTTACAGCTATTGGCGACGGGGCAAAAGCATTGGGAAAAACTTTGTTGGGACTACTTTCAAACCCGGTATTTTTGGCGATTGCCGGAATTGCGGCGGCGGGTGCGGCGTTCAAATGGTGGTACGATTATAACGCCGGGTTAGTAGAGGCAACGAGATTGACGCAACAATTTACCGGGAAAAGTGGCGATGATTTGAAAGCGTTTAGAAATGAGGTGCAAGCCGTCGCCGATTCATTCAACGCAGATTTCCGGGAAACATTGATTGCAACAAACGCATTATCAAAACAATTTGGTATTTCTGCAAATGAGGCATTGCAATTGGTTAAGGATGGGTTTTTAGCCGGAGGCGATGCGAACGGGGAATTTTTAGACACGTTGAAAGAATACCCGGCATATTTCAAAGAGGCGGGAATATCAGCAGACCAATTTGTTGCAATTGTTACCCAAACAAACAAAATGGGTATCTTTTCAGACAAAGGCGTTGACGCAATTAAGGAGGCAAATTTGCGTTTGCGTGAAATGACGACGGCGACGGCGGCGGCTTTGGACGGTATCGGTATTTCGTCGGAACAAGTTCAAAAAGATTTGCAGACCGGAACCAAAACAACGTTCGATGTTATACAAGACGTTTCCGCAAAATTGGCAGAATTGCCGGATAATGCGGCAACGGTCGGGGCTGCAATTGCAGATATATTCGGGGGGCCCGGAGAGGACGCCGGATTGCAGTATTTGCGCACGTTGAAAGATATTTCAACAAACATGGATGAAGTAAAAGGGAAAGCCGGAGTTTTGGCGCAATTGCAGGAGGAACAATTGCAAAGCCAAATTGAGTTGCAAAACGCATTATCCGGGTTGTTTGACGCAACCGGAGGGAATTTTGAAACGTTGACAACGCAGGCAAAAGTTTTTGTTAACCAAGGATTGACGGCGATAATAAAAGGGGTTATTGATGTTGTCAATTACTTTATTGAGTTGTACAATGAAAGTGTTTTGATACGTGCCATTTGGAACGGTATAGTTGCCGGATTTAAAAACACATTTGACACGTTAGGAAATTTGTTTGGATTCTTTATTGATATTGTCAAAGCAACCGGAACCGCATTAAAGGGGGCGTTTACGTTGGATTTTGACGACGTTAAAAAAGGGTTGTCAGATTATGCAGCCGCATACGGAAATTTGGTAAAAGCACAAGTAAAGGACATTACCCAAAATTTCAAAGAGGGGTTGGATGATATGCAAAAGAAAATAAAGCCGATAACAATCCCCGTTTCCGTCGGAGATACGCCAAAAGAACCGACCGGGAACAAACCCGTAACAACACAGAACCCAACCGTAACGCCGAGGGGTAAAAGCGATGCGGAAAAGGCAGCAGAACAGCAAGCAAAACAAATTGAGGCGGCATATAAAAAGAATTTGGAAGCAACCCGAAAATTGCAGGATGCGCAATTGCAGTTGGAAACCGACGAATGGGCAAAGCGTCGCCAACAAACGCAATATCAGTATTCCCGACAAATTGAGGATTTACAACACCAATTGCAGACCGAAAAGGATTTGAACGAAACCGGACGCCAAGCGATAAACGCCACAATTACGGCATTAGAACAGCAACAAACCGAGGCGTTATTGAAAATCGAACAAGACCGACAATTGCAGGAATTGGCGTTGCAGAAAGAAAGCATTGAATTACGTTTGCAAGCAGTCAAAGAGGGAAGCGAGCAGGAAAGGCAATTGCGTATGCAGTTGTTGGAGAACGAAAGACAAACCGCATTATTACAGAACCAACAGAAACCGACCGGGCAACAGCAGGACGCCGGGGCGATTAATGCAAGTTTTGACGCAAAGGGAGCCGGAATTGCGGACGAATATTTGCAAGCGCAATTACAGATATTCGACCAACAACAAGCGTTGGCACAATCGGAGTTTGATTTGTTGAGAAATTCAGAAGCCCGGAAAACTCAATTCCGTTTGCAAGCAGAAAAGGAACGTTTGCAAAAGGTTTTAGAATTAAATCAGCAAGCCGCCAATAAATTGTCTGATGTTGAGGTACAAACAATTCAAAACACTATTAAAAAAATAGACCAAGAAATTGAACAATCCAAAGGGGAGGAACGAGGAACAGACATTTACGGTTTGTTTGGGCTTAATTTGGACGACGACCAAAAAGAGGCAATTAATACGTCTATGCAATACGCATTGGATGCGTTAAATACATTCACGGCGGCACGTGTTGCCGCAGCAGATGCAGCCGTTGAGCAAGCGGATAAAGAGGTTTCCGCCGCACAATCGGCGTTGGATGCAGAATTGGAAGCAAGGGCAAACGGGTACGCCAATAATGTTGTACAAGCGCAAAAGGAGTTGGATTTGGCAAAGAAAAACCAAGAAAAAGCATTGAAAGAACAACAGAAAGCGCAAAAACAGCAGGCAGCAATACAAACATTGCAGCAAATCGGAAACATGGTAACAGCAACGGCGTTGATATGGTCGCAATTAGGTTTCCCGCTTGCAATACCTGCAATTGCCGTAATGTGGGCGAGTTTTGCAGCGTCTAAAATCAAGGCGGCGCAATTGGCAAAACAGACCGGAGAAACCGGAGGAACAGAAACATACGGCGACGGTACCGTTGAACTTTTGGAGGGCGGTTCGCACCAAAGCGGAAATGATATTGATTTAGGAACGAAACCGGACGGAACCCGCCGACGTGCCGAGGGAGGCGAATTTTTCGCCGTGATAAATAAACGAAGTTCACGCCGTTTCAGAAAGATAATACCGGACGTTATCAATTCGCTAAACAATGGTACATTTGCACACAAGTATTTAAAATCCTATTCAGACGGAGACGGTTTGACGTTAAACGTTACCGGACAAAGCCCGGATTTACGCAATTTGTCGGATGATGTAAGGGAAATTAAGGAACAGAACCGACGACGGGTTTACGTGGATGGCGACGGAAATACGATTGAAAGTTACAAGAATTTGAAACGTAAAATAAAAAGACTATGACACCAAAATATAGATTCTTTTTGCAGATAGGGGAGGACGGAACCAAACAAACCGTCCGCCCCAATTATAAGGATGATTTAACGTTGGATTATGAGTTGGAAACAAATCAAAGGTTTTACCGGGCTAAATTGTCCGGTAAAATAAACTTTGTCCGTGCTGATTACGATATTATCAATAACGCCCCGTTTGATTCTGAATTTTTCCTATATATCGAAAAAAGCGATGATTGGGGACAAACATACAATCAATACTATAAAGCAAAGTTTATGAAAACGGATTGTACGTTTAATGATGATGATAAATTGGTTACGGTACAGCCGAAAACAATAGACCAATACAACGACGTTTTGGCAGGATTGGAAAAGGAATACAATTTAATTGAGTTGGCCCCACAAATCGAATTTCTTACAATAAGAAAACGCCCATTGATACAAATATACGTTCCCGGAGATAGTATTGTTTCGTGCTTTTTGGGCGGCACGAATTGGGAACAAGACGCAAACGCCACGACCGACCAAAACGCACTAATACAAACCTATCATTTTGCACTATGTAATATTTTGAAAGAAATACAAATTACGTCGCACGGTTCCCCGGCGGTAATATCCGGGCTTTATACCGGGCGAATGGCGACGGGTGCAAGTGCAAACGTTTTCGAGGGAAAATTATACCCGGAATTAAACGTAAATTATTATATCTATATTACGCAACAAAGAATTGACGGTTTACCGTTTGGGGCTGTTGTGGTCGAGATACGCAAACAATCCGATGATACGGCAATGTTTCGTTATATAAAGTCTACAACGTTGCCTTTTGATACATTGGAGTTTGATTTAACCGCTGTTGAGGGTTCCGGCGCAACGGGTACAATGCACGCCGATATGAAAAGTTATAATATATACGCCCGGTATTTGTGCGACGTGGAGAAAATCGACGACCTTAATACATATCCATTGCCCGCCGATGATATAGTTGATAATAACCGTAATTATAGGCGTGCGATTGGTTACGCAATCGACGTGGCATTTATATCTAATAATTTTTCAGATACGCCGACCGAATGGGGATTAGCCGACAGTGGAAAGTATTTTGAGCCGCCTTATTCCATATATGGACAAACGTTTTATCCAATCGCCCGGTCAACGTGGCGTTATGCGTCGTTATGGTTTGGGTTTTATCTGATGGATTGGATATTAGAAAAAAAAGCAAGAAAGGCATATACATTGCGTGACGTGTTTACGTTGTCGTCGTGTATCAATGTGCTGTTAAAAGAATTTGCGCCCGGAATAACGCATGAAGCGACGCCGGAGTACAGCCAATTCCTTTATAACACAAACAATCCTATTTCCGGGAAGTCATTTAAGTTGCTGATAAGTCAGAAAAGTAATATTATTAATGGAGAATATCAGACCCCGGCGCAAAAAGCCCCGATTACATTGCAACAAATTATGACTATGTTACGGGATATTTACAAATGTTATTGGTATATTGAGGATGGAAAATTTAAAATTGAACAAATAAATTGGTTTAGAAATGGCGGTTCGTATGGATATAGCCCAATTATTGACTATGATTTAACGCAGTTAGAAAACGTTAGAAATGGCAAGAAATTAGCTTTTGCAATGTCTGAATATTCATTTGATAAAGTAGATATGCCGGAACGTTATCAATTTGAATGGATGGACGATGTAACAACACCGTTTGAGGGGTTGCCAATAGAAATTACGTCAAAATACGTAACAGCCGGAAAGATAGAAGAAATAAATATTTCAAATTTTACGTCCGATATTGATTTGATGTTGTTAAACCCCGGTGCAATTAGTTCGGATGGATTCGCATTGTTTGCGGCGGTTACGCCGTCCGGCGGCGGACAATTGGAATTGCCGTTTACAAGACAAACCGTTGAAGATGTAGAATATTATTTGCAAAATGGTTATTTAGCGTTTATCAATATACAACCGACATATTGGGTTTATGATATGCCCGCCCGTAACTTTAAAATAAATAATGCTCAAAGTCATGCGATGGGAGGTATAGAACGAAAGAAAAAACAAACTTTGAATTTCCCGGCAGGAACAACAGACCCAAATCCGATGCAGTTAGTTAAAACGTATATCGGTAACGGTCAAGTTGATAAACTTTCAGTAAATTTGTGTAGTCGAAACATTAAAGCAACGTTGAAATATGATACAGAATAACAATATAAGCGTTTTGCCGTGGTACACGTCAATAAATGAACAGAACCACAGAAAAAGTTACGCATACGGCGCAATTTACCCGTTATTTGCCCCGGCTGATAGATTGTTACCGTTTCAGATAATGAGAAACACACGGTCAAACAATGTTACGTCAGTGGTATTGTATGAAAAGACCGGAAAGCAAGTTGCAAACATAACAACGTATATGAAAGAAACCGGATTGCAGATTGTCCGGTTTCAAACGTTGGGTTATGATGTTATATTGTACCCGTCAATATTACCCATGCCATTAAATCAGTTGGACGGAATATATTATATGACGTTATCGGATGGCGTGCAAACGTGGTATTCTGAAATGTTCACGGTCGTACAAGATGTTTCCGGTTACTTAAAAATACAATGGTGGGATATTGAAAATTTGGTTTTTGACGCCGGACAAATAGTTTACCAAAATCCAAATTTCCGCAATGTGTTGTATCTTTGTACAGAGTTAGGAAAACCCGATTACGTGTTTGAGGAGGAGGGAGAAGAAAGGGACGGTTACTTTTTCCCCGAAAAACAGATTTCGGAAAAAACATACAAATGCACAATATTGGCACCCGAATACCTTTGCGACGTAATGCGATTTATTAGAATGGCTGATTACGTAGTTGTTACAGACAAATACGGAAGAAAATACAATTGCGATACATTCCTAATTACGCCAAAATGGCAAACGCAGGGAAATTTGGCGAGCGTGGAAATTGAATTTCAAACTGACACCGTAGTCAAAAAGATAGGACGGGGCTATATTATTAGCAACAAAGGAGATTTTAACGGAGATTTTAACAATGATTTCAACAATAATTAAATTATCAAATTATGGGAAATTACGAACAACTAAAACAAGCCGTTTCCGCAGTCATTAAGACGAACGGAAACCAAGAAATTACCGGGGCGGTAATGCAAAGTGCATTATTGTCTATCATTTCGACGGTAGGCAATAATGCAACCTTTGCAGGAATTGCAACACCCGATACGAACCCCGGAACACCCGACCAAAACGTTTTTTATTTGGCGGCACAACCCGGAGTTTACTCTAATTTTGGGGGCGTAGAATTGACCGACCAAGTTTTAGTCCTATCCAATAAAAACGGAAGTTGGATAAAGACTGATTCCGGTATTGCAACAAGCGCAAAAGTTACCGAGTTAGATAACAAAACAAATGAATTAAATAAGAAAGTTGACAGCCAAAAAGATGAAGTTGATAAAGCTAAAGATGAAGCATTACAAACCATATATAAAACCGAACAAAATGCAATCCTAAATTTTAATAAACAAAAAGTAACCCCCGAAATGCTGTCACAAAGCGTTAAAGACTTGATTAACACAGCAGGCGGAGGAACTATTAACAATATGCCCGATGATGAGGATATTCAAAGCGTAGATGATGGAAGTGGAGGACGAGTTCTTAAATTTAACGATAGAGCCTATAATCCTTCAAACTTTAGCGGAAAAGGATATAAGATTCTGCGAAAGAACATCGTGGAAGGGAAGAATGTGCTTACACAAGAGATGGTTAACAATACCAATGTAATATATGAAATTAGATATGACTTTGACTTAAATGGAGCAGATATTACTATTCCTGAAGGGTGTACTTTAAAGTTTGAAGGTGGAAGTTTTAAAAGTGGTACTATTAATTGTAATAATACCAATATTAAATCTGAACCCTATAATATTTTTAATAATATAATAATAAACGGTACCCACTCTGATGAAGCAAATATAGAATGGTTTTTTGATAATTCCGAAGAATTTTATAACGATGCTTTTAAAAATACTATTACTTATTTTAATACTATAAATTTTATAGCAAGAAAAAAATATAAATTCAATAAAAGTGTTATAGATTGTTGTCATCTTAAAAAACCATATATATTAAATGGAAATAATTGTACATTTTATGACTTTAGTTTAGCTTATAATATAACTAAAGATAAAAATATGACTCCTAATGATACTAGTGGTATTGCTCAACATGTTCCAAATATTAATAATATAAGTTTTTATAGAAGTAATGATGAAGAGTATTTAAAATATCCAGCTATCATAATTTCTTATAAAACAGAAATTAAAAATTGTAGATTTATTGGATATACTTATTGTATAGGTATAACTCCAGTATATATAGATTCTTTAATAATAGATAATATTTACCAATGGGATAATAAAAACTTTTTAGTTTGTTGTGATTATAATGGTAATGTTATAGAAGATAGAACTTTTAACGGTGATTGGTTTTATATTTCAAATACAGTATTTTTAACTACTGAAAATATTATATATGGTGGAATGAAATCTACATTTAGTATATTATTTAATAATTGTTTACATGGAATTTTAAGTTTACCAAAAGTAGAAAGATATACTGCTGTTATATCAACTATATTATATTTACATTGTCATTTTGAAAATAGACAACCTTGTATTAAATTTATTGACCAAGCAGATGAAGGTAAAAAAGCTTGTTCTAATATTACTTTTATAAGTTCATTTTTATATTCTACAGCTATTCCTAAAATTCAAGGTATTAATTATATAGATTGTGATATAAACATAGGAAATAATAATAACTTTGATATAGATATTCAAAAATATTTAAATGGCACTTATATTATAGGTAATGCATCATATCCAATATTTATTAATACAAATAATAATATAAATTTAAATAAAACTCCATCTTATAGTCATGCTTATTATAGAATTTATAGTTATAGTAGAAATGATTATATAGGAGAATATTTTACATATCCAGAAGATAAAGAAGAATGTTTTGCATATGCAATGTCTTTAAATCCAGATAAATTAATTTGGAATAATTATGAAAATATTAAACCTATAGTATTTAATGATTATATAACTATAAATCGAGGTAATACTGTTAGAATACAAATATTCTATGATTCTGAAAAATACGGTGATATAAATTCATATATATTGATATTTAAAAAAGACAAAAAAACAGAACAGATATATAAATCTTATATATACGTTACAAAAGAATTATTAAATTCAATTCACAATGTAAATAGTATTATTTTTGATTTAACTTATTATGGAACAATAGGTTCTAAATGGGAAGAATTTAATGACAAACTCGTATACAAACCGGAAATTAGAGGTAAAGGCACGTTTGCTCAAAAACCAACCTCCGCACAAGGAATAGAGGTAGGGTTCCAATACTTCTGCACCGATAAACAGACCACGGAAGGAGCAACCAATGGAATTATGATTTACTACAAAGGCGAAGATGTTTGGGTAGATGCTTTAGGTAGAGTAGTAAGTTAAGTAACTTGTTAAGTAACTTGTAGAGTAACCATGTAAGTTTAACAAAAAAATAGAGATATGAAAAAGATTATTTACGATTCATGGATTGCGCGCAATTTGCTGTTTAAGGGTTATACAACAATAACCCTTACAGCCTTTGTTTGCACGCGCTATAAGAGTGAGGCTGAAATGCCGCAAGCGATACGCACGAATGCACGCACGCGCGGCAGTGGTTTGAAATGTTCTTATTAGGCTTCTTCGTTGTTTTCGTTCTGCAAATACCTTTTGATATTTCGTCATGGTGGTATTTGCTGCCGTTCTTTGCGTTTTACCTTTGGTATTTGTTAGAAGTGGCGATACGTTCAATTATGATTTGGGGTAATGCCTACAAATACGTTTCTTTTGAAAGGGAAGCAAGAGAAAATCAGTATGATAACAACTATTTGGAAAATTGTAACTATTTTAGTTGGGTAAAGTATTATGGAAAGAATAATTAATTGGGAACAATGGCGCATAATTGCCGTTTCCACGGTTAGCCCGATATTTGGGTATTTAACTCCGACAAAGGGGTTTGTTTACGCATTAGTAATAATGTTTGCGTTCAACATTTGGGCAGGTATGAGGGCGGACGGCGTGGTTATTGTCCGATGCAAGAATTTTTCTTTCCGGAAGTTTAAAAACGCTTTATGCGAATTTCTGTTGTATCTTTCAATAGTGCAAGTAATATTCGTGATTATGAAGAATTGCGGCGATGATAAAGCGGCAATTATTGCGATTAAATCGCTTACTTATGTGTTTATGTATGTGTATTTGCAAAACGCTTTCCGAAATCTTATTATAGCCTACCCGCGTAATTTGGGATTACGTATTGTTTACCACGTCATACGATTAGAGTTTACAAGGGCTTTGCTGTCTCATTTGCAACCGATAATTGACAGATTGGAAAAAGAGTTTGGGAACGACCCCGACAAAAAACAATAAAAAGAAAAAAGATGAATAAACAAAGTAATATGTTTAACCCGGTGCGGAGCAATCCGCACCACAAAAAAGACCGATGGAAAAGTATTTTTATTTCATTCAACACGACATGAAAGTTTGTTTGATAATAATCTTTGTATGTTGTGTTTTTGTAGTATTTGCGACATTCTTTGATTTTTGGACGGCATACGAAGCCGTGAAAGCGAGAAAAGAAAAATTAAGCAGCCACCCGATGCGGAAAACCGGGCAAAAAATCATAGACTATTTGCGTTTAGTTTTATACGTATTGATGATTGATGTTTTGGGGCTTATGGTTTTTCCTTTTTACAGTATTCCATTTTTTGTTGTATTACTGACATTGGGTATTCTATTAAGGGAGGGTTGGAGCATGAAAGAGAATTACGAACTCAAACAAAGCAATGCAGTTGAGGCAATAGATATGGCGGCGGAAATAGTCAAGTGTATAACGAAAGAAGAAGCCGAAAAGCTAATAAAGGCGATTAATGATAAACATAGTATTAACAAGAAAAAATTCAAATGATTATGGCACAATTAAAGCAATTATCAGCAGGCAGTAGCCAAATTATTATGATGATGTTCCGGGATAAGAACAACGCCCCAATTAAGGCGGATTCCGTACACGTCAAAGGTTCGATTTTTACTGGAAGCGGTAAGCCGTTTGAATTTGAGGTAAACAAAGGGGTTTGCACCAATTGTAAGATTCAGAACGATATGTTGTTGTTTAATATCGTTCCGCTTTTGGGTTTGGGGCAAATGCAGGTTTATACGCAAACTTTTTTGGGCGATGCAAAAGCAATAACCGGAACATACATTTCAGAGAACCAACAGAAATTGGGCGTTGAAGTGGTTCAGAAAGGTACATTCCTTTCAGATAGGCAGGGCGCAATGTGGGTTGATGTATATTTGCCAATTGAAATTAATGATGCGGCGCAAATACCGTGGGTTCCGGCAGGAGCAGATGAACAATGGATTAAAGACTATTTGGATAAGTATGTAAAAACCCCGGCGTTTGCCGCAACGCTGGCTGCATTGAGCGTGGCAAGCAAAGACCTTTCAAATGTTGATGCAAAAGACTTTGAGAAAAAAGCAAAGGACGGTAATTTTGCTCAGAATGATTTAGCGGACGTAGATTTGGCAAAACTCAAAGAAAAAGGTTTGGCGGCAGGATTGGCAGACGGAAAGAACCCAATAAGCCCAACAGAGTTTGACCGTATGATTAAGCAAAATGCGGCTTTTATTGCATTGTCTAAAACAGCGCACCCGGCAACAGCAGGAAAGACAAACGAGCAGATTAAGGCGTTATTCTATGCCAACCGCCAAGAGGTACAAAAGGGGGTAAATCTGAATACAGACCCATACAACAAAAGTACAACTTTGTTGTTGGTTTATCAGATGAGCAACAACCAAACAATTCAACAGACATTGCCGCCCGTATCGGATAACCGTATTATCATTTTGGAACTTATACAAGAACCGGGGGCAGCCAATTACAAGGCAATAATTAGCCCGGCAGCCGGAGAAAGTATTGATGGGGCAAATACACCAATAACCGTTACAAGCAATGGGATTGCAGGTATTTTTTTGCCTATTCAGAACGAAAATACGTGGGATTTTATTCCGTGGTATAAAACTATTGATAGCAGCCTAACAACAAGCGATGAGCAGGGAAATATAGTGTTGCAGACGAAGAATTTACGATTTAAAAAACCTTTCTTTATTGAATACGATAGTGATACAGACGAAGCAAATGTAAATTTGGGAAATGTTCCATTTTTGTTTAATGATAAAATAGCAAAAAAATCATTCAAAGCAACAGAGGTCGGAAGTATGGATGGAACGGTTCGTATTTCGCAAATGGGAAACGGACAAACACCCGATGGAGACCCGATTTTCAAGGCTGATTTATCCGTTGTTCCGGGAAAAGATGCAGAGGGAATATTGGCAATGTTAGGTAATGATGAATTGGTAAATTCTAAGTATGCAAAATCCCGTTTGTGGTTTTCTGATTTGAAAGTTAAGGGCGGTATGTCAGTATATCAAGATATGAAAAAGAAATCTTTTGTTATACAAGATATTGACCCACAAGACGACCCAAATATTTCCGGAGGAACAACCTTTTTAATTGGGTTGTATATTGAGCCAACGCAATATGGGGATAACAGAATTACGCAGGACGGTTGGGTTAGACTTGAATTTGCTGACGATAACGACCAACCGTTATTAGATGTAAACGGCAACCCTATGACGGTTCAGATTGACTATAAAGCAGGCGACAAACAACGCAAAGAATTGTATTTGGGAGAGTGTCAAGCAAAGGCATTTACTGATGTTCATTTGCGTATAGAAACCAATTTCCCGAATGAAGAATTATTGTCTATTGGGGCAAATTCATGTGTGTTGATTCAGTCAGTCGGCAAAGATTATGGAGTTGGAAAGGCGTTGTTGGCATTTATGGCATTTACCGGGTATCAAGTCAAGATGAACAACAAGTATTACGGATATAATTCTTTGAACCTTGCAAGGACATTGATTTTCCCCGAACCCGAAACGGAAATTAACAATAATGTTACATATATGGGGGATAATACATATTTTTCAGTTAAGACAGCAGCAAAGGTAAGTATATCTAATAATCAGCTAATTGTTAAAGATAATAACAAGGATTTGCCCGTATTTTCTTTGTTTAAGCGATATAACAGATTTGACACCTTTGTTTGCCGTGGTAAAAATTACAAAGCTACCGTTAAAATTACAGACAAACAAAATGCCTTTGTGGTTGCATTGATGAAGTACACCGGGTCGGAAAATGTAGCACCAACACCGGAATTGGTAAGTTACAATAACGACCAACCGCAATTCAATGCAGGATGGAGCATTTCTGACAAATTATTTATATCAGAGGATGCAGTGAGCGGAATCCATGAAGCAACAAAAACATTTGTTGTTCCTACTGACGCAAAGGAATTTGCGGTAATTATATTCCCTAATACTTCGCAGATACCAACAACTATGGTATTGAATGATTTTGAGGGGGATATAACCCCGTGGTTTAATCGAATGGTAATAACAGATAGTTCGCATATTTCGGAAAAATATTTGGAGTATCAGAAAGACTATGCAAAATTTGTTGTTATGACCCCGGCAGGCGATGCAAGTTACCGATATACGTACAACAAGACCGCAGGAAATATACCTTTGGGCATTAAAAAGGGTTTGGCTTTGGTTAGCAATAATAACGCATGGGCAGACCCCGGAGCGTCAGACCCTAACAAAGTTCAAGGAGATTTATTGGCAGAGGCGGACGGAATTATAACAATTCAGTATTCCGGGCAGGCATACAACGAAACAAGCACAATGAATGAGGCAAATTTTTGGGCTGTAAAGGTTGCGCCGGATGGTTCATTAACGGAAGTTCCAAACAGCCGATATTCAACAACCATTGAAGCAAACAGAAAGATTGCCAAGAACATTCAGTCTAAAAGTATATCATTCCCAATTCAGCAGGGCGAGTCAGTTAGATTTTTGGCTAATTCAAATATTGATGATGGCTTTTATCTGCAAAGCGGAACAGACGGAAAACCTTTGTTTGAGGTTATTGTAAACTTCAAAGAAATGGTAGGTATGCCGTTTATACCGGATGAGTTAGAAAAGAGGGCAACAAAATTTTATGAATAACAAACGATGGGGCGAAAGAAAAACATATAAAAATTTTAAATTGAGTTATGAAACAGAAAGTAATTATTCTTGATGGAGGTCACGGCGTGGATTGCGCCGGAAAACGTTCCCCCATTTGGGGGGACGGTTCCCAATTGTTAGAATGGGAGTTTAACCGTGATATTGTACGCCGTATTGCGGCGATGTTGAAAGCAGAGGGAATAAAGTTTGAAATTTTGGTACCGGAGGACAACGATGTATCATTGCCGGAACGTTGCCGCCGTGCTAACGTGATATATGACGATTGCGGGCAGAACGCCGTATTGTTCAGCATACACGGGAACGCCGGAGGCGGCACCGGATGGGAATGTTATACAAGCGTCGGCAAAACGAAAGCCGATGAAATTGCAACCGTCCTTTGTAATGAGGCAGAAAAGGAGTTTGCCCCGGATGGTTGGAAAATGCGTTTCGACCATTGCGACGGCGACCCGGACAAAGAAAGCCAATTTTATATTCTGAAACATACGGTTTGCCCGGCGGTATTATCTGAAAATTTCTTTTTTGATAATGAAAAGGATTGCCGTTTTATGATGAGCGACGACGGAAAAGAAAGGATTGCAAAGGTACATTTTGAAGCAATAAAGAAAATTGTATGAAAAAGTATTTGATTTGGGCGGCAATTGCGATGGTAGTTGCCGCCGTTGCAACAATATGGGTGCAACGAACGAAAATTGAAAAATTGACGGACGAACGGAACAGATACCGGGGAAATACAGAAACATTGTTGCAGGACGTCGAAACGTACAAAACAAAGGATAGTTTGAACGCCGCCAAAGTTGGAGTTTTGGAACTGAAATTGTCGGAGTTTGAACGATACCGGGCGAGCGATGCGGAACTAATAAAAACCTTGCAAACAAAGAACCGGGAATTGGAAGCATTAACAAGCGCACAATGTCAAACGATAATTGATTTGCGGGGAACCGTCCGGGATAGTTTGGTATATGTTGACCGGGTTGTTGTTGATACATTACGATGTATAACAGCCGCCGACAAATGGTTTTCTTTTGATGGATGCGTTAACCGGGAAAATGAGTTTACCGGGAAATTTGTAAATCGGGATAGTCTGATAATTGCAGCAACCGTAGAATATAAAAGGTTTCTTAATTTTCTATGGAAAACAAAGAAAGTAAAGAACCGGGAAATTGATGTTGTCTGCAAAAACCCGCATACAAAAATAATGGGGGTTGAATACATTGAGATTGAAAAATAACTATCTTTGTATCGAATTACATTTGACCATATAAATAAAGATTGTTTTCAATGATTAGCCGGGTTACCCCCGGCTTTTTTCGTTTTGCCCATTTTTAGCCCGTGGCGGGCTTTTCTTTCCCGGATGGATAAATTACACGTTTCGCCCGAAAAAGTGGCTTAAATCGAAAATTCGCCCAAAATAACTATCTTTTGAACCAAAAACAGAAATTTTTATAAAATCAACATAAAATAAAAAGAAATTCTTTTGGTATTTAAAATAAATGTTGTATATTTGCATTGTCAAACAATAACGACGGGGCGTTTTTCCCGAACAATTAAAAGAAAATCAAAATGGCAACAACAATTTACAACGGTTTATTATACACAACAAAAGAAATTAATCGCAATTTCCGCATTAAAATCAACGGTATTGTTGACGGTAAAAGGTTAACAAGTTGGTAGGCGTTAAAGGATTGATTGAATTGATTGGCGTTGAAATAGCTAATAAGATGTTGCGCCGTGCATTTAATGGCACCGATGATAAAACCGTTTGCAAATTGCGCAGAGGAATAAAGATAAGTTTCTATGTTAAATAACAATATTAATAATCTTGAATGGGCAACGGTTAAAGAAAATATTGTTCATGCCGAAAAAAATAATTTAAGGAAGAAAAAAACGGTAAAAATACAAAAACTTAAATACGGAATAGTTGTTGCTGAATATTGTTCTATAAAGGAAGCAGCACAAAAAAATGATGTTTCAACAAGTTCAATAAGTAACCGTATGAAAAGAAAATGTAAACCAAGAAACGGAATAGAATATAAAAGAATAAAATAAAATATACAGTCCGGGGGAAACCCCGGTTTAATTAAATAATAAATTATATGAAAGTATTATCTTTATTTGATGGTATGAGTTGCGGACAAATAGCACTCAATGAGTTGGGGATTATCCCCGAAATGTATTTAGCGGCAGAAATTAAGCCCCATGCAATCAAGGTTACACAAACCAATTTCCCAAATACAATACAATTGGGCGACGTTAGGGAAATAGAATTTGATGGGGGGGCAAATAGTGAGCCAAAATGGTAAATTCAATGTAGGAAACATTGATTTATTAATTGGCGGTTCCCCGTGTCAAGATTTAAGCGCATTGCGTCGCAACCGTGAGGGATTAAATGGAAAGAAAAGTTCTTTGTTTTACGAATGGTTGCGCATAAAAGAACAAATTAAACCACGATATTTTTTATTAGAAAACGTGGCTACAATGAAAGATGATGATAAACAGATTATAGATGATTTATTGGGGGTTGATGGGGTTTATATAAATTCGTCTTTGTTTTCCGCACAATTAAGAAAACGTTATTATTGGACTAATATTCCATTTGACAAAGAAATACAAGACAAAGGGATTGAATTACAAAGTATTTTAGAAAGTGGGTTTACAAATAGAAAGAAAAGTGTTTGTATAGTAAGAAACTATGCTGGAAGTGTTCAAAGTTCAAACGTTGAAAGTTTTAAAAGAATGTGCAATCAACGGGCGAAAAAAGGATTTTTAACCGTGGTATATGAAGAAAAGGACAATCCGGAATCAGTACGTTTGTTTACAAGAACAGAGTTAGAGAAATTACAGACCGTCCCGTTGGGATATACAAATTGCGTTGATTATATGGCGGCGGCTGATTTGTTGGGCGATGGTTGGACGGTAGAAGTTATAAAACATATATTTAAAGGATTGAAATAATAAACCGGGGAGAAATCCCCAGTTTAATTCTTAAAATCATGCGGAAAACATTTGAGATATTACCGTTGTAAAGACTATATAAAAGACAAAGAAATTGAAGAATGGGAAAGATTAAACGTAAATGCGACAACTGCGGAAAAGAATACACAGCAGACACACGAAATTTAAAACGTGGTTGGGGGTTATGTTGCTGCAAAAGTTGCGCCGCCGAAAAGAGAGAAAAAAGCAAACCCGGATATAACCCAAAACGGGTTGCAATAAATAACGTCCGGCGTCAATGTTGGACGGATTACCGAGAAACAGAGCGTTACCCGTTTAGTTATGATGGGGCGGATTTCGACCAATGGGGCGATTGCGATTTTGGAATACATGAATAAAAATATTGACGTGATGGAAAGCATAATAATAAAAGAAATTGAAATGATGTTGGAACTACCTTTGCACGAAAGACAAAAAGCGTATTTCCAAGACTTATTAAACGCTGCAAAGCCCGTTACAATTGTTCCGGCGGCTGATGTATTGGAGGATTACGAATTGGACTACATACAGCACGTAATTAAGCCAAAGCCGAAAGAATGTTATCGAAATTCCCATTTACTTTGCGAGGCGTTCCCGGAACGGATTCTTTATTGTGAGGGAAAAACAAACGTCCCAATACCGATTGACCATGCGTTTAACAAGGTCGGCGACGCATATATTGACATAACATTTGAATTTGCGTTGCATGAAAACCCGTCAATATATGAGTACGTAACATTTGGCGAGTACGACGCAAAGACCATACGAAAAGCAGTATTGGAAACCGGATATTACGGCGAAATTTACAAATGGTTATATTATCAGAGAAAGAAATAAAAGACCCCCGGCGTCATAAATCAATATGCACCGGGGGAATTTTACGCAGTAACCGAGAGCGATATTTGGTTGATGCGGTACCACAAAAATATATTGTTTGCCGTAAATTGCAAAACAACCCGCAAAAATAAATTGGAAATAAAAGTATTTATTTTTGGTAATTAAAGAAATGTTTGTACCTTTGCATTGAAGTTAAGCCCACGCACGGGGATAGTGCGAAATAATATGAATATCAGAAAAGACAAAGAATTGAACATTTTGGCGAAAGCAGCCGGAAAGAAAGCAACAGAAGTTGAAACAATCATTGTAAACCAATTAATCCAAAAGGAAATG